AGAAAGATGATCGAATATCAGATTGAACGAGAATCTTGTAAAGATCGTAAACGACTTAGAGAACTCGATACTCTCATCAAGAGAGCAAACAACAATCAGATGGTTCGTAAGATTGCACTGAACTCAGCTTACGGTGCATTGGCAAATCAGTATTTTGCATTCTTTTCTATCGATCTTGCAGAGGCAATCACTACATCAGGTCAGTTGATTATCAAATGGTCTGAGAGAACTATCAATGACTTCATGAACAAAACATTAGGTACTGAGGATGAAGACTTTGTAATTGCAATGGATACTGATTCAGTCTATATCACTATGGACAAACTGGTTCAGAAGGTTTTACCCGAAGAGACAGACAAGGGTAAGATCATCGACTTCTTAAACAAATCAGAAGGTATGTTTGAGAAGGTACTTGCAGATGGTTTCGATGAACTATCTGAGTACACAAATGCCTTTCAAAACAAGATGGAAATGGGGAGAGAGGTGATCGCTGATCGTGGTATTTGGACTGCAAAGAAAAGATACATTCTAAATGTCCACGACAACGAGGGAGTTAGACTTGCAGAACCCAAACTGAAAATGATGGGTATCGAAACTGCAAAGTCGTCAACACCACAATGGGTTAGAACTAAACTCACAGAAGCTTTTAAGGTTGTGATGAATGGTACTGAACAAGACCTATGGGAATTCGTAGAGACCTCACGAAAGGAATTTCGTAATCTACCACCTGAACAGGTTGCATTCCCGAGAGGATGTAAAGGTTTAGTCCAATATGCATGTCCAACACATATTTACTCCAAAGGAACTCCGATTCATGTTCGAGGTTCGCTGTTGTACAATCATCATCTTAAAAAGAAGAACATCGACAGACGATATGAAATGATTAAGAACGGAGAAAAGATTGCATTCAGTTATCTAACCGTTCCAAATCCAATCAACGAGAATGTCATTTCATTCACGAATGTTCTACCGAGAGAGTTAGACCTACACCGTTTTATTGATTATGATATGCAATTCAACAAAGCTTTTGTTGACCCTCTAAAAGTCGTAATCAGTTTAATTGGGTGGAATGTTGAACCAGTTGCAAGTCTAGACTCCTTTTTTGGATAAATAGAAATATGGCATACCGTAAAAAGGTCGTAGACCGATTTAATAATGTTCTAAATGACCCTCAGAAACATGCAGTTGGGAGGTTTGACCCCAACGACCCGAATGTTGCAACAGGAATGGTAGGGGCACCCGCGTGTGGTGATGTCATGAAACTAGATTTAAAACTAGACATAGAAGATAGAATCGAAGATGTAAAGTTTAAAACATACGGATGTGGTTCTGCAATTGCATCATCCAGTTTGTTTGTTGATATGTTGATAGGTAAGACTATCTCAGAAGCAAAACAAATACAGGACAAAGATATTGCAGAGATATTAGAATTACCACCGATCAAACTCCATTGTAGTGTATTGGCAGAGGAGGCCATATGTAAAGCAATCGAACACTGGGAGAAAAAAACCAGTAATCGAAAACATAATTACAATAAATAACAATATGTACGAATATAATGTCAAGGTAGTAAAAGTTGTAGACGGCGACACAGTTGATGTCGACATCGATCTAGGATTTGGAATGACCTATAAAAAACAAAGAGTCCGCTTAATGGGCATCGATACACCTGAATCGCGTACTAGGGACAAAGTAGAGAAATTATTTGGAAAAGCTTCAAAGAAACATTTGAAGAATTTAATGGAACAAGCAGAACAATTAACTCTAGTATCCCACGATAAAGGAAAGTTTGGAAGAATCCTCGGTGAATTATTCTCATATCACAATGTAGGACATCCAGTACACGAAGTACATTTCTCTATCAATCAGCAAATGATTGATGACAACCATGCAGTAGATTATGCTGGTGGTAATAAAGAAGAGATACAAGAACAACACATGCAACATAGAACATTACTAATTGAGAAAGGAGTCGTTACTCAGGAAGATATCGACAAAGTGAAATGATTATAGGTTTCCTTGACATCTTCTACATGACAATCATTCTAGTAATATTCGGTTTCATTATTCATCTTGAAGCCCAAGTAAAGACTATCAAGACTATGATCGAGGGATACCTTGATACTAGGAATGGTAAAAAGATGAAAGATTTTCCAAAAAAGAAATAAAACCCCCTTGTAAAATTCACAACTATATATTATAATGGTTATATCATTATGAGAGGTGAATATGTCATTTTTAAAAGACTTAGTTAAAGCAACTGGAAACGAATATGCAAATATCGTATCCGATGGTGTTGCAGCTGGGGATGTAGACTCATTCGTTGATACGGGGAGTTATGTCTTCAATGCATTACTTAGTGGTTCACTACACGGTGGACTTCCAAAAAACAAAATCACTGCAATTGCTGGAGAATCTGCAACAGGTAAAACTTATTTTGCCTTGGGAATATGTAAACAATTCCTAGATGATAATCCTGAAGCTGCAGTAATTTACTTCGAATCTGAATCTGCAATCAGTAAAGAAATGATTGAAGATAGAGGAATCGATTCAAACAGAATGGTTATCGTGCCTGTGGTAACAGTTCAAGAATTCAGAAAACAGGCAATTTCTATATTAGACAAATATCTCGAAACAGATGAATCAGAAAGACCGCCTATGGCAATGTGTCTTGATTCATTGGGTATGTTATCTACAACAAAAGAGATTGAGGATACTGCAGAGGGTAAAGAAACCCGAGACATGACTCGAGCTCAAGTAGTTAAAGGTGCATTCAGAGTATTGACTCTAAAACTTGGTAGGGCAGGTGTCCCTATGATAGTGACTAACCACACTTATGATGTGATTGGTTCCATGTTCCCACAAAAAGAAATGGGTGGTGGTAGTGGATTGAAGTATGCAGCTTCATCTATTATCTACTTGTCCAAGAAAAAAGAGAAGGAAGGAACCGAGGTTATTGGTAACATCATTCACTGTAAGAATGCAAAGTCAAGACTTACAGTTGAAAACAGAATAGTGGATGTTAGATTAAACTATGAAACAGGTTTAGATAGATACTATGGATTACTTGATCTTGCACTTGCAAGTGGTATCTTCAAAAAGTCTTCAACAAGAGTTGAGCTACCAACAGGTAAAACCGAATTTGCAAAAACAATAAACAACAACCCTGAGAAATTCTTCACTGATGAAGTGATGGAAAGACTAGAAGATGTTGTAAGAGATTATTTTAAATATGGAAACGAGAATAGAACAGACGATACTCAAGAATCTGATTCAGAATGAAGAGTTTACACGGAAGTGTATTCCTTTTCTAAGGCCTGAGTATTTCACAGATACATCTGAAAAAACAATCTATGAATTTACATACGATTACTTTCAGAAGTATACTAAACCACCCACAATAGAAGCACTTCTCATAAATCTTGAGAACAGCACTTCCCTTAATGAGAAGACTCTCAAGGACACAAAATCTATTGTAAACGGTTTCGGTAGTGAAGAATCCCCACAGGAATGGCTGGTCGATGAGACAGAGCAGTGGTGCAAAGATAGAGCAATCTATATTGCAGTAATGGATTCAATCGAAGTGATCGATAAGAAATCACAACGATCTACTGGTGAGATACCAGAGCTCTTAAAGGATGCACTCTCCGTGTCCTTTGATACACATATAGGACATGATGTATTAGAAGACGCGGACGATAGATTTGAATTCTATCATACGGAAGAAGAGAAGATTCCATTTGATCTAGAATACTTCAACAAAATCACAAAGGGTGGATTACCCAATAAGACACTGAACATTTGTCTTGCAGGCACAGGTGTTGGTAAGTCATTGTTCATGTGTCATATGGGTTCTGCAGCTTTGATGATGGGTAAGAATGTATTGTATATCACACTAGAAATGAGTGAAGAAAGAATTGCAGAGAGAATCGATGCAAACACTTTGAACATTCCTATGAAAGAACTTCCTGATATATCTAAGAAGATGTATGATAAGAAGATTGATAAACTCAAGAACAAAACAAAAGGTAAACTAATTGTAAAAGAGTATCCAACTGCAGCTGCACATGTCGGACATTTCAGACATCTATTGCAAGAGTTGGATATCAAGAAAGACTTCAAACCCGATATCATCTTTATCGATTATCTAAACATATGTTCATCACATAGAATCAGGCCTGGTTCAGGTGCAAACTCTTACACTTTGGTCAAGAGTATTGCAGAAGAACTTAGAGGACTTGCAGTCGAATATGATGTACCTATTATGTCTGCAACTCAGACTACAAGATCAGGATACGGTTCGACAGACATTGGACTTGAAGATACATCAGAATCCTTTGGATTACCAGCGACAGCTGATATGATGTTTGCATTGATTACCAGTGATGAACTCGAAGAACTAGATCAGTTGGTTGTAAAACAGTTGAAGAACAGATACAATGACCCAACTATATTCAAGAGATTTGTTATCGGTGTAGATAGATCAAGAATGAAACTATATGATTGTGAACAAGAAGCACAAGAAGAACTCTTAGACTCAGGGGATGACTATGATGATAGTGTTCCAGTCGCCGACAGAGGAAGAGACAGATATTCGGACTTTAAGATATGATAAAAAAGAAAAATATACAAAATAGAAGACAAAGAGCCCTAGATACTTTAATGAAGGTAAAGGAACCTAATGATCGTCAAAAGAAGGAGATTGCAATTTTGCAACAGCATCTAAAGCTGCAAAACACTATTGACTCATAAGGTATCATGGGTTATAATGGTAGATGGTACAAAAAATGGTTGGGAAAACATTGAAATCTGATGAAGTAATTGAGAGTATTACCTATAAAATACAACTCAAGAAAGACCTTAGATCGGCCAAATCAAAAGGTGATCTAAGAAAGGCTGATCTTATCCAACTAAAAATAGATCAAATAGAAGAAAAACTTAAGTCGTCACCACTCTCCAAAACCTAAATAGTTGGGTATAACTTTTTTTAGGAGAACATTCACATGGCATGGGCAGACGATATAATTGTATTAAATCTTAGAATTGCAAGACAGCAAAGATATGTCGATTACTTAGAGGGTGCTAACTCAAATGTTTTTGGGCCTAGAGGTGCAAATGCAGACCCAATGAATTCATCACATACAAACGGATGTGACCCTGATGATTCAACTGCAGCTGCTCATAGATGGACAGGAACAGGTGGTGCAAACGCATACTTTGCTTGGTGGAGATCACAATTTCCATCCGCAGATGAGAACACAGCTGGTATAGAAGGTGCAGTATATGATGCATGGAAAGACTGGAACGACACACTTTCACAGGACATTGCAAATACAACAGGATATTCAGATATTCTTGCAGGGCATAAGACAACTATTACCAATCTCACAACCAAGAGAGACCTTTTACAAGCAAACATCGACAACGGTGTTGAGCAGAAAACTGCACCCGAATAATAAAAAAGCATAAATAGTAGTATTACACAGGATTATGTGATATACTACTATTATGGGTGCAAAGAACTTACATTTAGAACATTTAGAAGACGAGATCATCAATCAAGGTATTGATGGTGGTCGTGGTGCAATTAATTTTCTTCAAGGTCTAAGAGACATGTTGAAAGGTAATGCAAAGTCAGGGGTCAAGATGACCGTTAAATGGGACGGAGCTCCAGCAATATGGGCAGGGCCTCATCCTGAGACAGGACAATTCTTTGTTGCAAAGAAATCCCTCTTCACCAAAGCACAACTTCACTACACCTCAGAACAACAAATCAAAGATGCACCTGAACTCTCAGGTGATCTACAAACCAAATTCCTAGAAGCATTCAAACACCTTTCAAAGTTAAACTTTAGTAAGATACTACAGGGTGACTTGATGTTTACATCAGGTGATAAGAAGATGTCTACTATTGATGGTGAGTCATTCATAACATTTGGGCCAAACACAATTACATATGCAGTTCAAACATCGAGTGAGCTGGGTAAACAAATAGCTGGTGCAAAATTAGGAATCGTATTCCATACCACATATACAGGTGCAACAATAGAAGATTTGGGTGCATCATTCGGTGCAGACATATCCAAACTAGGACATAGTTCTGATGTATGGGTAGATGATGCAGAATATAGAGATGTCAGTGGTAAAGGTTCGATGACAGCAAAAGAAACTCTCTCGTTAACTCAGGAGTTATCTAAAGCTGGTAAAGCATTCCACGGTATCAAGAAGAAAGACTTAGAGAAGTTCAGAGAATTACAAACTACAATTGCAAAGAAGGGTGCTGGGGCAACTTACAAGACCTATTGCAATTCACTTATCCGACAAGGTAAATTTAAACCCACATATGATGGGTACATGAAACACTTTGAGAACTACTGGAGAGATAAAGTAGTTGGCAAAGTAAAACAAGAAAAGACAAAAGCAATTAAGAGAGATATTGGTGAACAACTATACAATGAAATGAGATCGATCAAGAAGTTTTTAACAAACCTTACACTATTCATGGGACACTTAGTTGTTGCAAAACAAATGATTATTGTTGTACTAAATAGAGTAAAGAGTATAGGAACATTTAAGAAGACTGCAACTGGTTTCGAGGCAGTAAACCCCGAAGGATATGTTGCAATCGATAGAAAAGGTGGTGCAGTCAAACTCGTAGATAGAATGGAGTTTGCATTTAATAACTTTACTGCACAAAAGGCATGGGACAAATGAAGACATTTAACAGATTCTTATCAGAGGCAAAAGAGAAAAGTTGTACATTTACTTTCGGTAGATTCAACCCGCCTACTACAGGTCATGAGTTACTCGTTAAGAAACTTATGAAGGTAGGTTCAGGAACAGATGTATTATTGTTCTCATCACACTCAAATGATAAAAGAAAGAATCCACTAAATCACAGAGATAAAGTTAAGTATCTCAAAAAGTTCTTTGGTAAAATTGTTGTTAATGCAAATGTTAAAACAGTATTTGAGATTGCAAACTATTTACAAGAACAGAAGTATGTAAATGTAAACATGGTTGTAGGTTCAGACAGAGTAAAAGAATTTGAAATGTTATTGACCAAATACAACGGAGTTAAAGCAAGACACGGATACTATAAGTTTAAGAATATAAACATCATATCAGCTGGAGAAAGAGACCCCGATGCAGATGATGTATCAGGAATGTCTGCAAGTAAGATGAGACAATTTGCAGAGGATGGAGATTTTGATTCATTCAAACAAGGTGTACCATCTAAAGGTAGGAGTGTTGCAAAGAAACTATACGATGATATCCGTAAAGGAATGGGTATCAATGAGGGTAATCTTCCTGAATACATGATGGAAGATTTAATAACAGAAGGTGTTTATGACCCAGGCATCTTCAAAGCTGTGTTCCTTATGGGTGGGCCTGGTTCAGGTAAATCAACAGTTGTAGATCAGTTGGCTTTAAAAGCACTAGGTCTTAAGATGGTAAACACTGATAAAGCATTTGAGAATGGACTTAAGAAAGCAGGACTATCTCTTGATCTAAGAGGTGCAGACTTTGATAAGATAGACCCGATTCGTGCAAAGGCAAAGAAGATTACTGGTAAGAACATGGATGCATATATCTCAGGTAGACTAGGAATGATCTTTGACACCACAGCTGCAAACAAATCTAAGATCGTTAGTTACAAGAAGATGTTAGATAAACTTGGTTATGAGTACAAAATGGTATTTGTTACTACATCACTTGCAAATGCACAACAACGAAATGCAAAGAGAGCAAGAAAACTACCATTCGATATCGTACAAAATGACTGGGAAGCTGCAATGAAAAATGCAGACGAATTTAAGAAACTATTTGGGAGAGACTTCATATCGATCACAAATGATGATGACTTCAATACATTGAAGAAGAAGGCAAGTCAACTATACAAAGCTATGTTAACTTGGACATCGAAGTTCCCATCAAACAAGCTTTCTCTTAAGTGGAGAGAACGCATGTTATTAAGGAAACGGGGATAAATACTATTATGGCTGCAAAGAAATACAGAGAATTATTTAAAGAAGCAAATGACAAATCAGCTGCTATCTTTGATGAGGGTAAACTTGTTTCAGATTGGAATAACATTCTAAAAAACATTATGGATAAGATTGAATCGAAACTTGGTAAAGAATATCAGAAGAACTCCGAGAAAGGTATTGCAATGATTAACACCCTAGGTGCAATGGTTGGTGCAAAAGTTACTGATAAGAAACAACAGAAGGGTAGATTATTCCTTAAGTTTGGTGACCCTATAGAAGAAACAATCGAAGAGAATAAGGCTGCAAAACTTCTAAAGAAAGTTAAAGGTCTATCGAAACAACAAGTACAAATGTTGTCTCAGTTACCAACACCAGTGTTAACAGCGATGATTAACCAGTTGAGTGTTTTAGTTGCTGGGGACATACAAGAAGACGCTGCAGTAGACGCAGCTAATCTCAAGGCAAAACAAACCGAAGAGATGGAAAGACTCAAAAATAAACAAGTTGATGAGATGGAAGCTCTTAAAGATAGACATGCAAGACAAATGGATGCAATCAATCTACAGAAAGAGAAAGAAGCACAGAACAAAGCAATCGAGGCAGAAAGAGAAGCTGCAAGAAAGGCTGCAACCAACGAAGAAGTTTTATATGAGAATGAAAAAGGTCTCAAGAACAAAGCAGAGAAATCAGGAATGCCTCTTGGTATATTGAAACAGGTATACAACAGAGGACTCGCTGCATACAAAACAGGACACAGGCCTGGTGCAACTGCACAACAATGGGCATTTGCAAGAGTGAATTCATTTGTAACCAAGTCAAAAGGAACTTGGGGTGGTGCAGACAAAGACCTAGCTGCAAAGGTTAAAGGTAAGTCTGAGGGTTATAACGAAGACAAAGAAGAACAGGATAAAGATGTATCAAAGAATAAGGGTACACAACCTAAGAAGTATTACAAAGGTTTAGACAAAGATACTAAACAGAAAAGAGACGCTCACTTTAAAGCTAAAAAGACAGGCCCTGCTCCAGGCGATGAGAACGAAGACGGGGAACCTACAAAGACTAAGAAATCCACTCACACCAAGAAGTTTAATAAAATGTTTGGAGACAAGTAATGTCAGGTAATAAACACGACAATGGAGTCCTCGAACAGGGGACAGATGAGATAAGAATATCTTATCAAGAAGATACGCCTGGCCAATCAGTTGATGAGTACATCAAAGAGAAAGAAAAAGCAGTCCACGAAACAAAAGAGAAAATGAAAAAAAGATTCAAAGATGTATTCGGTAATCCATTGAAGGACTATCCATACAACGAGGAGTTCAAAGTTGAAGACCTTTAGAACACTTGCGATAGAAGAAACCGTTGCATCCTTACAAGAGAATCAGATCAATATATTCGATAATCCCTTTAGATTAGGGTCAGAAATGTTCTTTGAAACTATCAAAGAAGCACGAAGACTACAATTAGAGGGTAGTTACATACCTACTGCAGTAGATAAGACCCTTTTAGAAACAGATTTAGGGGAGTTTGCAGAGTATGAAGGACAACATGTACCATTAGATTGTCCTATGCATGAAGAGAAAGATGTAGAGTTAAACTCACCGAAAGTTGGTGGGCCGAAAAAGTATTATGTGTATGTTAAAGACCCCGATACAAAGAAGATAAAGAAGATAACATGGGGTGACACAACAGGTTTAAAAGTCAAACTAGGAAACGAGAAAGCAAGGAAATCGTTCGCTGCAAGACACAAATGTGATCAGGCAAATGACAAGATGACTGCTAATTATTGGTCATGTCGTTTACCTCATTATGCAAAACAATTGGGTCTTAGTGACGGTGGAAACTTCTTTTGGTAAACACTATATACTAACATGAGAAAAGAATTTCATCAGTTTCAATTGGATGGAAAAAAGGCAATAGTTTACTTTCACACCGAAATGGGTTGGGAAGTAGATTTATACGAAAACGATGTATTCCTAGAGACAAGAAAGGTTCACGATCACTCAGAGTCATATGCTGAGGATGTTGCAGAAAATTTTGTTCAAGGAATATACGGTGTCTAAACCATACAAAGAAGAAATTTTAGAGAAACACGGGACTAGAGAGACTTATAGAATAAGGGAGTTTGAAGAAACCCTTGAAGATCGAGAGTTAATCTGGCACCGAGATGCAGAAACACGAAGGGTGTCTGTATTATCAGGGGATGGTTGGAAGTTACAGTTAGATGATGAACTTCCACAAACTTTAATGATAGGGGAAAGGTATGCTATACCTAAGTTAAAGTACCATCGGGTTATAAAAGGCAAAGGAAATCTTGTTATAAAGATTGAGAATATATAAATAATACTGTTATGAGTTATAAGTCAGAAAACTGGAAAGAGAAACTAGAAGAAGTCCGTAATCACATTGCTTTAAAAGAAGGTAGTGTGGAGAAGACTGCAGATGAGATTCTTGAGTCACAGATCGAAGAAGAACTTAATACTTTTGATGACATTCAAGAAGTCACCGATAAAGAAATTAACGCCGTTAAGAAACTCTCTAAGCTTATTGAAAAAGCAAAGAAAGATTACTTCAAGATTGCAAAAATGGGTGATAAGACTCTCCAAGATACAAAGTTCAACGGGAAGTACGAGTCTCTTCTTCAAGCACAACAAGACATTCTTTCATTAATTGGTGAACTTACCAATGAAAAATTGATGCAAGGTGAAGAAGTTGTCGAAGAGGATGATAACCTAGTAGAAAGAATAGAAATGTCTACTATGGATATGCTTAAGAAGGTGTTCAATACTGATAGTGAAAATGAAACACTAGGTATTGCAAAACTTCTTAATATGACAGACGTTAAAGTTGCACTTGCAATGCAGAAACAAAAT